CGTGAAGTAATAACTCTCCAACCACTTCGCTCCCAAGGGCGCTTTGGTAGAATGCTAAATGCATTGAATTCTTGGTTCAACTGTGACCAAACCTTGCGACCGTAAATCGCTTGGTAAGTACCACCAGTTGTGGACAGCATAGGTGCGTCAGCCTTCAAAAGTTCTGAACCACTGTATGAGTAGCCCATCGCGTTACCTGCGCCATAGAAGTAGCGCTCCATGTCTGTAATTGTTCGGATGTAATCTCTTGCCATTTTTCATCATCTCCTTTTTTCATTGTTGTGTGTTGCTCATGCACCTCGGAACGACTCGTCTGCGAGTCGGTGTACCTCATCCCAACTCATGTGGGCGAGGTCCTCGGTGGATGGAATGGTTACATTGTTTCGGGGCTGTGCCTTAGCAATCATAGTGCCCTCTGAAGAAATGTTGTCAATGCGCTCTCCGAGTGCTTCGATAGCCTTGGTGATTTCAGTAAGTGGACCGCGAGCATCGAACTGTTGTTGTTCTTGCTTCTGAATTGCGGCCTGAACTTCATTCTCATAGCGAGAAGCGAATTGTTGCTCAAGATTTCCACGGAAGTTTTGCTCTTGTGCGGCGGCCTTGTAAACCTCGTATGCGGCTTCAATGTCTGCATCAGATACTGTGTCAGCGGTCAAGTAACCCTTCTTTACAGGTCCCAAAGCACCTGCTGGTTGCTTGCCACCACTTGCAGAAACTGCATTTGCGGCTCCTGTAGATGGTGAACCTGATTCTTGTCCGCGACCACGTACTTGACCAGCGAAGTAGTCAGCACCGTCAACGGAATCAGGGTTGTCGAATCCACCAAGTTGTGCCTTGTTCAAGTCATCAAAGTGCTGTCGTGCGGCTCCTGTGTCCACACCAGCGCTCTTGAGAGTGTCTTCCATCCATGAAAGGTATTCAGCGGTGATAACATCGCTATACTCGTTACCCTTTTCCATGTTGTACATCTTCTCTTCCTTGTCATCTTTCTCTTCATCTTTCTTTTCATCTTTTTCTTCAGACATAGGTTTGTCCTCCTTTTTGTCTTCCATGTGTTCACGAAGTTGTGGTGGCATTCCCTTCTCCATTGAGTCGAGTCGTCCTTCAAGTCGTGTCAATACATCATTCATTTGTTCCATTACATTATCATCTGTCATGCTGGTGTCCTCCTTCAATATACGAAAGGATGCTTCGGGGTTAATCCCTTTTTCACAAATTGTTATTTCGTGAAGTTCAAGTTTACTGATTTCTTGGTAGTCACCGTGTTCTTTGTCACTCTTGCGCATTCTCTTGAATGCTTGACCACCGATTGAAAAACCAGTAAGGTTACCTGTGCGAATTTCTGAAGCCACTTCGCGTGCCTTCTCAATATCGTTTCGGAGTTTAACAACAACAAACATACCTGTGTCGTCCACTTCGGACTTCCACATACGGCCATCGTTGTCTGTGTAGGAAGGAATTACAGTTCCAACCTGAATGTTTGAATGTGCTAGTTGAACATTGGCGTGTTCGGGGGTTGCCATGAACTTCTTGAAAGCGTCGTTCAAAGCCCCGCGTGTAATGAGGTCGCCCTGTTTGTCAACCAATTCTACGCTTGCGTAACCTGCAACAACCAAGTCCTTACCACTCTTCAACAGAGTGATTTGGTCAGGGTTTCGCATACGGAGTTGCCCAAGCATTAATTTCACCAACGTTTAGTCATACTATATCAAGTTACATTATGAAAAACGAACAGTAGGTTGGTCATCATCAACATCAAAATCGATAGACTCCCCTTCATCTGTCTGTAATTTAGCGTGCTTTAATCGCTCTTTTCGTTTTTCCTTATTCGGTAGCGGTTTTTCGAGGTCTTCGCCGGGTCTTGGGCGCATATCATAATCAGGTAATGTGGATTCATCTCTCAAATTTGTTGGTCCTCTTGGTGATTCTACGGGTGTAGCCATATCAATACCAAGTCCTTTAGGTCCCGACCAAGACATTTTTTCTTTAGAAATTACATCTAATGCTCGCAAAGCAACTTCCAATGCTTTAACCATAGAAGGTTTGAGAAGAATGTTGCTTTCTTTTTGGTCAAGAACACCTGCTGATTCTCGCTTAATGCGCTTTGGGTCAACTTTTTTCGGTACAACGTTTATTTCATCTTCTTCATCTAATTTTTCGACATACCCCTTTAGCATCAAAGTT